TTTCATTGATTTTTTTGTTAGATAAATTGGCAAAGTTTTTTACCAATTTTCCTTCAAAATTTTGATAGCTTTTATAGACAATATGGCTATCAGTCTTAGCTTTTCTTGGAGATATTCTAGTAAATCTATTAGGTTTATTTAAAGGTAAAGATTTAGCTTTTCTGCTGAAACCTTTTGCTTTTCTCTTGCGACGAGAACCAGCGTCTTCAAAATAATCTTTTAATTGTTCAGTACCAATATCAGATTCTTCGCTTCCATACATATAAATAATAGCATCTTTGAGTTTTGGTAATTCTTCTTTATTTAAATGTTCTATAAGTTTATAATGTTTGTTAAAAAACAACTCCTTTTTTTTAGAATTTTTCATAATATTATTGATTGCACCTTCAGTAATACCTGCTTCTTTTAAAATCATATTTTCAATAGTTTGAACGAAATCATTACAAACATCTTTTATGGTTTTAATTTCACCACTATTAACTTTTTCTTTCATAGATCTGTGCCATTGTTCTCTCATATTAGGTGTAACATTATAATCAAAATCTATATTAAGATCATTTTCTTTTGATTCTGGTAAGTCGGAACTAGGTTTAAGAATATTTATAAGTTTATGATATTCATATTTTTCATTATCTTTAAAAGATTTAATAAATGCTAAACCAATATAAGGGTCAATTTTATCAGGATCTGTTTCATCATAATGTTGTATTTGTTTAGCGATTTCTGGTGTAGGATTATCAATATCTAATGTCATTACAAAATATTCAGCTGTTTGTGAATGTATAGTAACAAATCTTTCAACCATACCCTTTGTGCAACTCATACTACCTTGTCCGTGAGCATTAAATACTTCATTAAAATAATACTTAAAAAAGGAATCGGTATAAATGCGTGATTGTGTGTATATAAATAAAATTGAAGTATATACCATAGAGAACCAAGTCCATTTATTTTTATTTGTATCATTTTGTCTAGGATTTTGTTCAGAAGTTAAAATATTAATAAATTCTGGAGTGATACATTTTAATAAATTTGATTTTAAATTAGTGTAATTATTATCATTTTTTCTATATTCTAATTTATCAACTACAACAGCTAAAATAAAAGGTAAAAAATTATTTTCTATATATCTTTTATCAACATGTGTAATGCTCTTGTTATTATTTAAATCATTAAAAATTTTATCAAATTGATTTATATAAATATCTACACTATTATCTACATCGAATAATGGATAATACGAGAAGAATTGTATGATTTTATCTCTATTTTTAATAACAAAATCAGCTCTTGCGTGAGTTTCATTAGCTCTATTTTGTAATTCTCCAAAATTAATATTTTCTGTATTTAATGCCAATTCAACATTTTGTGTATTTTCAAAATCAGTATGTTCATTTGTTATAGAGTTTTGGAAATTGGCACCTTTAATATCAGCTATTTGAAATACTGTTCCAATTAAATTACAACCAGTAAAATTAGCATTAGTTAAATCTACAAATGTAAAATTAGTGGCATTTAAATCGGGTGTATTAGTTCCTTCTATTCTTTTAACTACTGTAAAATCAAAACCTTCAAATCCATTTAATTGTTGGAAATTACAAGAGCGAATATTAGCACGATAAAAAGATGTAGCAGGAAGAATAGCATATCTATATTTTTTATTATTCTGTGTAGATTCAACCCAATCCCATGGATTAAAGTTTAAAAATTTGTCAGCAGTGATATTGTCTCTTAATAATTCAGAATATTTCCATGTATATATGTGTTTTAATTTATTGCTATGATCATAATTTTGTTCTCTTTCTTCATCTGTATTTTTTATAAAAGCATCTAAGATTTGTATATAAAATTGATTAGATAAAATATTAGTATCAATAGCTTTACCTAAGATATATTTTTGTGTTCCTGTATCTTTTTTAGGCATTTTAATAAAACATTGACCTAACCAATTACATTTTTCAAGACCTAAATTAGTAGCAGATAATTTTGAACCTTCTAAATTACAATAATCAAAAGATGTTCCATATAAAATATTAGAATAGAAACTACAATTTTTCATATCTAATATATTATTGGAATCAGACTTATAAATAGCATCAAAATTAAATTTTAAAAGAATAAGTTGACATTTTTGAAACACAACATGGTTTAATTTAGTATTGCTTCTAAAAATAGTAGTATTGGTAAATGTAATAGAATCAGATATTGTATCTGATAAGGCACAACTTAAAAAAACATCATCTTGAAAATAACAGTCAGAAAATTCAGTAATACCATTATCACAAAAAACACATGTTGAAAACCGATTTTTTGAAAATTTACATCCAATAAAAGCACAATCTCTGAATCTAGTTTTGTTAATTTCACATTTTTCAAAAGAACATTTATTAAAAATTACATTTTCAAAGTTTAACATAGAAAAAGTAGCATCTTTAAATTCACATTCATCAAATCGTATTTTATACAAATGATTAACTTTATCTTGTCCAAATGTTTCATCTTTTCTTAAAAATTTAGTATATATAAATTTTGTTTTATTGAAAACTAAATAAGGTTGATAAGATGAAGTAACAAGTTGTGATTTTAAATCAAATGTTCCATTTTTATAAGTTTTTGGATTAGTAACTGTAAGAAGTCTATTAATTGTTATAAGTTCGCTTTTATTAGCAGATTCTGTATTATTATGAATGTTCCAATTGAATGGGAAATACAATGTGCTACTAATAAATTTTGCGCTATTAAAACAAGTGGTATCATGTTTAAATCCTTCATTTCTTGCTGTTAAAGATTCTGATGCTCCACCATTACCAACTGTAATTTCTTTTAAATAAACATTATGAAAACTACAGTTATTTAATTCACAATTAGTAAAATCGGCTTTATCAAAAATTAATTTTTCGGATGGTTTAAAATTTTTCGCTAAGGATTTATACCTGCGTCTCATTAAAGATTGTAACTGATCGCTATAGCTATCTTTATTGATAAATTTAACAAGATTAAATTTAATTCCTTTAAAATTTGTGCTTTTAAAACTAACATTAACAAACATACTGTTATTAATTTCTTTAATAAAATATCGTTCTTTTGAGTTATAATCATAACCTAATGATTTAAGACCAAATTTACAATAAAATATAAGTATATTAGTTAATAAATGTGGTGTATTATTTTCTATTAATTTTTCATTAATAGTTTTTCTATATACATCTTTTTTACCTAAATTACTACTTTTAATGTTCATACTACATAATAAATCTCCTATTATCATTTGTTCTTTATCTTTTGTTAATTTGGTTCTATAAGCAGACTGAATTTTTTTAACAAATAAATTATCAGCTTGTTCTAGTTGTTTTTTTATTTGTTCTTCATAATCTCTTAATTTTTTTACTTCTTCATCTATATTTTGTTGTTCCATTATTATATTATATTATATTAATAAAATAATGGAGATTTTTAAGTATTATAAATAAAATTAGCTGTTCCAGAATTAAATTGTAAGATATTATATCTTTCTTCAAATATATGTAAATTGTAATTGTATGTGTATATAGAATTTGGTTCTTTTGTAGTTGCTATAATTTCACCAGTATCAGGGTCACATATTGTGCTGAAATTAACATTAGATAAATCTATTGGTGGATTTTGATAGTTGTTATATTCAAATTCAATAGTTTTGAATTTGTTTGTATTAAATGCTCCTGATGGTTGAATTTTAAAAGGATCATTATTTAAACAAAAATTATAGGTGTATAATCCTTCTTTGGAAGAGCCAGTAGTTCTAGCATATTTTTCTATTTTATTGTATAAACCTTCTGGAAAAGAATTTTCACGATATTTACCATCAGCAATAATAGCAAAATCTTTCATAATATTTTTTTGATTAGTTTGTTCATAAATAGTAGGTTCATATCCAGTAATATAAATGTTTTTAGAAGCATCTAAATTAAGTCTATTATTTTTGTTGTTATATAATAGATAATTACCATTTAAGTCAGTTAATTTTTCTAAATAATTAGGAATATTATTTTCATAAGGCCAATTAGTGTAATTAGACCATTCATTTCTTTTATATACATCATTTCTTTGCATATACCACATCCAACTGGAAACTAAACCATTAGTATCAAATGTAATTTTACCGGTTTTTTGTTTTAATGGTATATTATGTTCATAAATCTTCTTAATTAAATAATTTTGTGTATTTTGCGCGAATAATATTCTTTCTTCATTATCTAAGAAGCATTGTGTAGTAATAAGATGTATATCATAATTATTAAATAATCTAGTATCTTCATATAAATAATCAACGGATGAAATATCTTTAACAGGAGGTTGTTGTATAAATCTATGATAACCATAATTAACATCTTTATTTTGTTCTGGTTGTATTCTTGGTATTTCTTGATAGTTATAATGATTACCAAAGATATTTGCTTCATTATGTTTATAAATGTTGAGACTTAAATCATTAGTACTAATATCATAAATAACATCTTTAATAGTAAATAATTCTTGAATAGGTTTTAAAGTGAAGTTAATAACAAGATCTTCATATTGAAGGCATATAAGAGGTAAAGCCATAGTTGATGCTAATGTGAACCAAGTATTAATAGGAATATATAATTGTTGTCCATGTATTGAGGGTTCAATCCCATCAATATCTGCATCATTTTTCTTCCAAGCATTGGGATAATTATTTTTTCTGTTGGAAAAATTGGCGGGGTCATTTAATTCATCGATATTACCGGTCATAATGTTGTATAATTTTTTCTTATCACCATAAAAATCTCTTTCAACCATATTTTGTAAGTATTGACCGGAATATTTTTGAACTTCTACTGGACCGATATTAATGGTGATTTCGTCAATAATTTGAGAGCCAAGATTTTTAATCCATTGAAATTCGTAGGGTCTATATTCGTGTGTGGTTTTGGTAATATCATAAGGGTCAATATATTTTAATATAGGGCTCCATATGTTAGGTAAATTAATTACTAAATATGTATCCATTAATAAATCTGCATATCTTGGAATTTTGAAACTGTATTTCATTTTTTGTGTTAAATTTAAGTTGGCTTGACCGGTTTGGTCAATTCTGTATTTTTGCATACCAAAATTGGTATATTTAAGATATTTACATTTAAAAAAACTTTTAGTGGGATTACCATTTAAAATAACATTTTGATTTCCTATTGCGATTAAATTTAATAGTCCTCCTGCCATTATATATTAATTAGTATAATAATAATAAATATATTTATTATTTTATTAATATAATATTTATAATAATATAATAATATAATTATAATGGATATTCTTAATGAGACAACAGATCATGTTAAGAAAGCTTTTAATGATGAAACAGGAAATAAATTTTTAATAATAGCTGCAGTAATAATTTTTTTTATAATTTTCGGAGTTTTGAGTTGGATATTTAATGTTTTAAGTTTAAAAGATAGAGCATGTGAAAATTTAGACAAAATATATACAGCAAATAATAAGTATGCTACAACATCATTTTCACATGCGAATGGAATTATTAAATCTAATGGTAAAAAAACCAGCACAGAACAGTTAAATTATTTTGATGATGAATTAGCATGTTTAGTTAAAAATTATTATGTAAAGACAGCATATAATTGTTGCTGTGGTGATGGATATAAAAATAATTGGGTAGCAATGTGCTCTATGGATCATTGTATAAAACAGGGAGCAAGATGTTTAGATTTTGAGATTTATTCATACAATGGAGAGCCTATTGTAGCGGCTTCAACAGCAAATAATAATTCAATAAAAGAAACATATAACTTTTTACCATTAACAGAAGTATTAGCTGAATTGAATGCTAATGCTCATAATGAAACTTTTCATAATTGCCCTTATGATCCTATGTTTTTACATTTTAGAATAATGAGTGAAAATAAAGTAATATATGATAAAATGGGGGATTATATAGAAAGTCATTTGAAGGGAAACAGTGATAATTTATTAGATAATGTAAAATATAATTATCGTAACCCAAATTTAGACAATCTTTTAATGTATCATATAGGAAAATCTGGCGAGAATGAATTACATAAGAAATTTGTAATAATGGTAAATACAAAACACCCAACAACATTAGATAATAGTAAATTAGCGAATTTTGTTAATATAAGATCAGGAACAAAAGATTTGAAATTATATAGATATGAAGAAGTAGTAGCAAAAGGAGAGAAGAATCCATTATTAATAGATGATTCACAAAGAAGTTTAATTATGGTTTTGCCAGATTTAGATTCAAGAAAGGAAAATTTTGATCCAATAATAGCATTTGGAAATGGTTGTCAATTTATAGGTATGAAATTTCAAACGGTGGATAATAATTTATTGGGTTATTTTAAACAATTTAAAGATACTGGTGGATTTTCATATGTTTTGAAACCAAATAATTTAAGAAAAGATATAATTGAAGCTGAACCCGAGGCAACAGATCTTCCAATTAATCCTAATAGAGGATATGATATGAAAGTAAGTTTTGATGGTCCAGGTTTATTAAATTTTCAGGGTGGTAAAGATGGAAAACTTATAAGAGGAGAATTTTTAAAAAAATAAATAAAATACTTATTATATAAATTATTTTACTATATATAATGAGTAATATATCATTTGAAGATAAAGAATTAGAAATATTAAGAAAAGCAATAGATAATGCGACATCTATAATAGGTGAAAAAATTACACAATCAGAAGATGTTAAAAAAATTATAGAAATATTAGAAAATTTTTTGAGAACACATAAAACTTTATGTTATGGTGGAACAGCAATAAATAATATATTACCAGAACAAGATAGATTTTATAATAAAAATATAGAAATACCGGATTATGATTTTTTTACACCAACACCAATTGAATATGCAAAAAAATTAGCCAATCTTTTCTATAAAGCTGGTTATACTGAGGTTGAGGCTAAATCTGCTGTTCATGCTGGAACATATAAAGTATATGTTAATTTTATTCCAATAGCAGATATAACATATTTAGAAAGCAAATTATTTAATACTTTATTAAAAAAAAGTATAAAAGTAAATGCTATAAATTACTGTCCTCCAAATTTTTTACGTATGGCATTATATATTGAATTATCAAGACCAAGAGGTGATGTAGGAAGATGGGAAAAAGTATTAAAGAGATTACTTTTATTAAATAAAAATTATCCACTTAAAGGTAAAGATTGTAGTAAATTAAAATTTCAAAGAGATGTTGATAAAAATGATTCAATAGATAATAGAAATACTATTTATAGAATAGCAAGAAATTCTATAATAAACCAAGGACTAGTATTTTTTGGTGGTTATGCTCTTAGTTTATATGGAAAATATATGCCAAAATATGATAGAAGAAATATATTTAGTATTCCAGATTTTGATGTTTTATCAGAAGATCCTTATAAAAGCGCCAGAATATTAAAAGAACAATTAGAGTATGAAGGATTTAAAAATATTTCAATAAATAAAAAAAAAAGTATTGGTGAATATATTGCTGAACATTATGAAGTAATGATAGATAAAGACATTAAAGGGGGTAATGTAATAGCGTATTTTTATAAAACTACTGCTTGTCATAGTTATAATGTTATAAATATTAATGGACAAAAGATTAAAATAGCTACAATAGATACTATACTTTCTTTTTATTTGATTTTTATATATGCTAATAGAGAGTATTATGATGATAATAGATTATTATGTATGTCTGAATATTTATTTAAAGTTCAATTAAAAAATAGATTACAACAAAAAGGATTATTAAAACGTTTTAGTATAAGTTGTTTAGGAACACAAAAAACATTAGAAGATAATAGAGCAGAAAGAGCAGAAATTTATAAAGAATTGAAAAATAAGGGTTATAAACAAGGTTCAAAACAATATGAAAAACATTTTATGAGATATATTCCAAATGAAGTAAATAAGACTTCTAAAAATAAAACAGTTAAACGAAAAAAGTAGATAAATATATAAAATTTAAATAATATTATTTAAAATTTATATAATATAATCATTTATAATTTAAATGAGTGTAAATATTAGTATTTCTAATTCAAAACAAAGTAATTGTAATAATATTATACAAAAATTATTATTTTTGGGTGTTAATTGTAGAGTAATTGAAACTGTTTCAGTTGTTGAAAATAATATTGAAAAAGGTTGTTTAATTACACTTGAACAAGAATTTAATAAAAAAAATAGATTACGGAATTTATGGTCACAAATAAGAGAAAATGGTTATGAATGTGCTAATTTATATATACCAGGCATTTTTGATGGATGTATTTATAATTATATAAATTGTAGTTTATGTCCAGGTGATAATAGAAATAGCTAATTAAATTAAGAGTTTATTTTCAATGCTAATTCCATTTTATTTTCTAGATCTTTTATTTTCTCTTGAAATTTTACCATATTTTTACAATGCGTATCATAATGTTCAACTAAATTTTCGGCCTTAATAATTTTTTCACATACATCACACTTAATCATTGTATGTTCTTTAATAAAATGTTCACCCTCTATCCATCGTCTTTTACCATATGTATCACAATGTTTACATTTTATAGTTATTTCTTGACAATTACCATGTTTATCATTAGTGGTTGCTTCATTTCTTAAATGTCGTCTTAATTCAGCAGTTGTTTCAAAAGGAATTCCACATTTATAACACACCGAAGGTCCTAATGAATTTCTAATCATATCTAATTGTATTGTATCACTATATAAATCATATATTTTAGTATCATTTAAATATACATTACAGCCACAACCACACCAAGACTTAACTACGTAGGTTCTTTCACCAGAAATCTTATCTAATTCATAATATTTTCTAACACAAGATTCACAACCAGGATTCATACATTTAGCTTCATTGCAACATTCAGGATGAACTGGCAATGTGCATACTTCTTGGCATATATAACAAGTGATTGCTTTTTTTATATTATTAAATTCTGTTTCTTCTTTCATTAAAATTTAATTTGATTTTATTTTATTCATTTTATATTAAAAAAAATAAAATTTTGTGTCAATTTTTTTTAATTATAACGAATCTATAACATAGCTAATGTAATTTGATGTTCTAAATCTTGTATTTTTTCAGAAAAATTTTCAAGTTCTTTTTTATGTTTATTATAATGTGCTAATAAATCTACTCTTGTAATAAATGTATTACAAATATCACATCTTACAGTTGTATGTTCTTTAATATAATGAAAACCTTCTATAAATCTTCTTTTACCAGATAAATGACAGAACTTGCATTTTGTAATTGATTCTGGACAATTTCCATGTTTATCATTAATAGTTGCTGAACCATTTAAATGTCGTCTTAATTCTGCTGATGTTTCAAAAGAAAGACCACAACCTTCATTAAAACATATAGAAGGACCTAATGAATTTCTAATCATATCTAATTGTGTTGTATGAGTATATAAGTTATAGTTTCTTACGCTTGATGATAAATATATATCACACCCACAACCAGTCCAAGATTTTATAACAAATTCTCTTTGAGTTGCTGGTCTATTTAATTGATAATATTTTCTAACACAAGATAAACAACCGGGGTTCATTGTTTTTGCTATATCACAACATTCTGGATGAACTGGTAATGTACATACTTCTTGACATATATTACAAATGAGTGCTTGTTTAATAAGTTCAAGTGTGTTATTTTCAGTCATCTATATACATTTTAATTTATATTTTTATATAATAAATTACATAAATTGTGTTAAACATCTAATTCCACCGCCTTCTTCCAGCAAATTATTATATTTTATTGTGATTACATTATAATCTAATAATTTCAATAAAATTCTAAACGGTTCAAATGCAGGGGTATCTGTTGTAATTATATTTTTGTTTATGATTAATAAATTGGTTGCTAAATTTGGATCAACATCTCCTAAAATATCTTCTATAACTACTATGTTATAATTCTTTCGTAAGTAATTAGGTAAAGATTTGATATAAGTTTTTGAGTAAAATATGGTGTTATCTATAATAGTTAAACAATTATCTAAATGTATAGCAGAATGATTAATTTTTATGAATGTTTTATTAGGAAATAATTTTTTCAAATGATTATAAGCAGCTATATTTGTTCTATCGTTAATACCGATAAAGATGTTATTTTTGTTTTGAATTATATCTCCGCCTTCAACTTTTATATTTTTTGGAAGTTCTATGTAATCTTTTAAATATTTGATAACATATTTATTTTCATTTTGTCTATCAATATTTAAGGAACCTTTATTAGTGTTATTACATAAAATAGTTTTGTTATCTATTTTGAAGAATAAATCTCTTATCCATAATAAATTACATTCTTTATTATCATCTATTTTAATTACTTTAATTCCTAAACTTTGTATAGCATTTTTTAAATCATTTAATATTCTTTTTTTTACATAGACACTGGTTTTAGTTTTTTTACTACAATTTTTATCTATATATGGATTACCTATAAGTATAGACATTATATATAGTATTATAAAATGAATTATATATTTATTTTCTTTTCAAATATATAATGGCTAGGAGAAAAACAAGGAAGACAAAAAAAACAAAAAAGACAAGAAAAACAAAAAATTTAAAAAAATCTTCTAAATCAAAAAATTCAGCTGTAAAAAAAATACAATCGCTTTATCGAACAAAACAAACAAGAAAGAAAAGTAAAGCAGCAACTAAATTACAAAAAATAGTTCGTGGTAAAATTTCAAGAAAAGAATGTAGTATATGTCAAATGAGAGGAGCAAATTTTAAAACAAAATGTAAGCATTTTTTTCATAAGAAGTGTTTAAAAAAATGGTGTAAAAAAAAAAAAAGTGATTGTCCTTGTCCGCTTTGTCGTAAAAATTTAGATGAAGAAGAAATAAATAATCTAAGTATTTCTTCTAATAGTTCTTCTAATAGTTCTTCTAATAGTTCTTCAAATTATGCCAATGAAAATTATACTACAATTTGTAATAATTTAGCTCATGCTGAAACTATGATAAGAAATGCTACAAATAATATTACAGTATTACTTAGTAATCCAAATCAAATAATTTCAGAAGATGAATATATAGATTCATTAGAACTAATATTAACTCAAATAGATAGTGCTTCTGATTCTTGTTATAATCAAAATTGGGATTTATTAGGAGATTTTATATTAGATTGGTATATTTACAATGATTCTGATGAATTTTTTAATGAAATAAATGATATTCATGAAATAGTTACAGATATATATGATGAGTTTAAAGAATTTAAAAATTTAGATAGTGAAAAATTAGAAAGTATAGAAACTGATTTATTAGAAATTCAACGGGGAATTAACTCATTAAGATTAACTATAATAAGAGAAAATGATTTAGATTATTAGTAAATAAATAATATTAATGATTATATATTTATTTTATTTCCAAATATATAATGGCTACAAGAAAAACTAGAAAAATAAAAAGAAAATCAGGTTCTAAATCAAAAAATTATGCAGTTAAAAAAATACAGTCTGTTTATCGTAAAAAACAAACAAGAAAGAAAAGTAAAGCTGCTACTAAAATTCAATCACATCATCGTAAAAAACAGACAAAAAAAAACAGAAGTAAAGCCGCTACAAAATTACAAAAAATAATTCGTGGAAATATTTCAAGAAAAGAATGTAGTATATGTCAAATGCCTGGCGCTCGGTTTAAGACAAAGTGTAATCATTTTTTTCATAAAAAATGTTTAAAAAAATGGTGTAAAAAAAAAAGTGATTGTACTTGTCCGCTTTGTCGGAAAAAATTAGACAAAGAAGAATTAAATAATCTAAGTGCTTCTTTTGCGTCATCAGAATCAACATTATCACCAAATCTTCTTATGATAGATCAAAATAGATCATTATTAGAAGAAATTATGGAAGATCTTGTATTACTCCAATCCCATGCTTTAGTTGTAGTATCAACCCTTGAAGACAATTTTTTGGTAGATACTTCTGAAAGATATGAGCATGCCAGAGAAAATGCTGAAGGTTTAGAAAATTATACTGAAAATGCTATTAATATGACTGAACCTTTTCCACCAGAATTTCGAGAAAAAATATCAGATTTGGACGATTATTTGAGAACAATAGAACATCCATTGGATATAACTGATGAAAATTTTATTAAAAATCAATATAGAAATATAGCATCAAGAGCTCAAGAAATTTTAGATGAAGCCGATTATTTGTATGAGAATATTGATACAATAAGATTTTAATAGTTGAATTATATATTTATTTTATAAACAAATATATAATGACAGCAACAAGAAAAGTTAGAAAAAAATCTAAAAAGAGAACCAGAGTAAATAGAAATAAAAAAATAGAAGATATAATTGCTGAGCTTAACAGAAATGAAGCTTTAAAAATTGCTCAAGATATGCGAAGTAAAACTGCAAAAGCTGCGGAATATCGTCGCGACCAAGCGTTACTTTCAAGTATTTTTGATAGCTTAAATATTAATAATACTCGTAGAGGCAAAGGTAAAAAAAGAAAAACTCGCAGTCGCAAATAAATTTAGCTAAAAATTTATATATTTATTTTCTAAACAAATATATATATAATGTCTACAAGAAAAAGTATGTCTAATAAAAGCAAATCAAATAAAAGTAGATCTAATAAATCAAATAAAAGTAGATCTAATAAATCAAATAAAAGTAAATCACCAAAAGATTTAGAACTTAACAGATTTGATAATTTACCTATTGATTTACAAGAATATATTAAAGAAATAAATATTAAAAGAAGACAGACTCGCCGTGCTCAAATTAATAGAAGTAAACGCAGAAGAGATTTTATATATGATAAAAAAGGTAGATCTCTTGTTGGAGGTAAAAATAAAACAAAAGGTAGAAAACAAAAAGCGAGAAAAACTCGTGGTCGAAAATAGTTTAACAATTATATATTTTCTTTTGTAAAAAATATATAATGAAATAAAAATTGAATGTAAATCAAATATTTAAAGTATTTAAGTATATAATGATTTATAAAGATGATGAAATTATACATCCTTGGATGGCAATGACTTTACCTCAAATGCGTTTAGCACTTCATAATCCTCCTTGGCGAGAAGTCCTTGACTTTTGGTTTATTCCAAAAGAAGGAAAACAAATCGCTTCATTAGTGCGCAATCGTTGGTTCATACAATCAAGAACAGAAAAACAAACTAAATTTGATTCAGAAGTTACTACAAAGTTCGGTGGATTATTAGCTCATGCAGAGACAGGTAGTTTGGATTGGTGGGCAGAATCACCAGATGGCTGTCTTGCGCTCATTATTTTACTGGATCAAATAGCGCGTCATATTCATAGAGGTCATCCTGATTTGATTGCTTATAATGATGTTAAAGCAGTTAAACTTAGTAAATCGGTAATGTTACACAAATGGGACAAACAGATGAGACCAGCTTATGTAGTTTTTGCGTTAATGCCACTTCGTCATTTACCATCAAAATCAACATTGGATATGGCTTTTAAGGGGGCAAAAGAAGTTTTAGCAGCTGCTGAGTCAGAGTTGGTTGTTTCAGATAAATTCTTTAGAAATACAGAAAATAGTATAAAAAAGTTTTATGGATAAATGTATCTCTATATATTTTTTTTCTAATTAAATATATAATGGCTACAAGAAAATTTAGTAAAAATTTAACTAAAAAATTAAAGAAAAAAAATTTATTATTAAATAAAACTATAAAAAAGAAACCTAAATCTATTGAAAAAAACATAAAAATGAGAAAAAAAACAAAAAAGAACAGAAAAAAGAAAGGTGGTGCTCCCAAAAGAAAACATGATCAACTTACTGAAGAAACTTTAGAAAAATTACCTACAAAACCAATTAAAACAAAAGAATTAACAGAAGAATTATTAAACAAACAACCAAACGACAACGAAGAAGAACTTTCTAGAATAGATGCAGAAGCAAACGCACTTCAACAAATAAGAAGTAAAATTGAAAACTCACGTGCTTCTCCTCTTAACATACTAAAGAAAAAAAGAAGTGAATCTTCTTTAAGTAATCGTTCTAATTAACAATAGAAGAACAAGACAAACAAAATTAATCCTTATATATTTTTTTTCTAATGAAATATATAATGGCTACAAGAAAAAATAGAAAAATAAAAATAAAGTCTGGTTCTAAATCAAAAAATTCTGCTGTAAAAAAAATACAAAAGGCATATAAAAAAAAGCAAACTAGAAAGAAAAGTAAAGCTGCTACTAAAATACAATCTCGTTATCGCAAAAAACAAACAAGAAAGAAGAGTAAAGCAGCAACTAAATTACAAAAGATGATTCGTGGAACTATTTCAAGAAAAGAATGTAGTATATGTCAAATGCCCGGCGCTAGATTTAAGACAAAATGTAATCATTTTTTTCATAAAAAATGTTTAAAGAAATGGTGTAAAAATAAAGGTCTGAATTGTCCTTGTCCACTTTGTCGAAAAAAATTAGATGAAGAAGAATTAAATAATCTAAGTATTTCTCCTAGTAGTGATGTTATTTCAAATTCTGATATAGAATCTGATGATGGTTTATATGAATTACAAGAATCTCTTGATAGAATCATATATTGGTCACAACATTTAATTAATATTTTAGAAGGAATAACAGATAAAACATCACAAGAACAACTTAATAGAGCCACAGAGCAAATAAGAGAACGAAATTTGCGTGATGATTTGCAAGAATATAGTGACTATGCGAATAATAATATAGATATTCTTGGTAATGAATATTATGAAGCACATATGCTGGATATTCATACAACTATAAGTAATATTAATAATCCATTAGAAATTACAGAAGAAAATTATGATAATCATCTAGAATTATTAGAATATATTAATATTGAAACACAAGATTTATTAGTTGGAATTCAAGATGTTTATATGTAATTAACTTGAAAACTAACCTTATATATTTATTTTCTAACTAAATATATAATGTTTAAGGGAGACAATAATGATGAAGAAAAAAAAGTGCGTGTTGCTTCGGAAACTGAAGCAGAAAAAAAATATAAAACTTGGTTTAAAGCTATGTGGGCTTTTTATGATGCTCAGCGAGCTTTTAAAGACGCAGAAACTCCCGAAGACAAGAAAAAAGCAGAGGCTGATATGGATGCGGCATCAGCAATAGCAGATAATGCGTCAAAAGAGATGTGGAAGCGTAATAATTGAGATAAATTAAGTGTAATTATATATTTATTTTATAAACAAATATATAATGATAGATTGTTGTAAAGCAAATAGTTCAACAAAAAAATGTATAAGACAAGAAGATAAAAAAATTTTTACTTTTCCAAGAAGATTTTCTCGTAAAAAATGTTTAAGTTCAGAACCTCGTGGATTTACTATGAAAGCTTCTTGTGCTCCATATAAAAATTGTAATAAAATAGGTGGAAATTTATTACCAAACTTAAGAAAATTATCAAAAAAAAACAAAAAGCATATATATAAATTATATGACCCACAATATAAAAGAATTTTAGCAATAGAGGAAGGTATAAATGAAAAAAAAAATAAAACAAAAGAAGAAAAAAAAAATGCAGCAAAAATGAAAAAGGCACGATTTAATGTTTTGCGTTTATATAGAAAAAATAATGACAAAAAAGGGTGTAGAAATTTAACAAAAGATATGATTTATATGGATAAAAAATATAATTTGGGAACAACAAAAAAAATATGCGGTGGTAAAAAAAATAAAAAAAAGTTACAATTTCTTTATAACCCAGATGACCCTAAAAAGTCATTTGATGTATATATTGATAAAAATCCAAATGATACAATACCAATTAAATATACAACAATAGATGATGTAAAAAATACAATAAAAAAGTTAGAAAAATTATATAAAACCAATAAATATACACATAAAAGAATATGGCAGGTTGGAATGATAATGTATGTAAGATTAAAAGTCTTAAAAGAAAAGAAACCAAAAGAATATAAGCTTTCAAAGAAATATTTTAAGTTTTTAGGAAATAGAACCAAATTTAAAAGTGATAGTGAGAGAAAAAAATTAAAGTTTAATTATTAATTATTTTTTTTTAATTTTTCATATTTATTCTATTCCAAGTTGTTTTCTCCATTTATATTCAAATTCCTCATCACTGCCAGAATCATATTTATTTAAATAATTAGTTTGTTTTGTAATAATTTTAGATATTTTTTTATTTTGATCAAATAAAATATTGCATCCATACCAAGTGAATTCTTGTCTATCATTTGTTCGGTTTTTAGATTTATAAACAGCATATATATTTTCACGCCATTTGTCTTCATTTCCATAATAATCTACAAGTAAATCTAATATTTTATCGTTATAATAAACTTTAATAAATTTTTTATTACATTCTTTAATAATTTCCATAATTAACTATTGATGATTGATAATAAAAAATAAATATTTTATTATCAATTTTTTTAATCTTGAGAGAAATATTTTAAGTTTTTAGAAATAGAACCAAATTTAAAGCGATAGTGAGGGAAAAAATTTAATTATTAATTGCTTTTTTTTTAATTTTCCGTGTTTTATTATTTTTTATTTTATTTAATTCACAAGATATTTTATGTAAAACTTGTTCAGAAGTTTGTAAAGCACCTTCACACCAAGCTTGGTAGTTAGAATAATTCTCTCCACAAATATAAAAATTTGGCATCAAATTTAATATTTTTTGAGAAATATAATTACTATCAACATTTTTTTTCCAACAACCAATACCCATATTCCAATAATGTAATTTTACATATTTACTCATAGGAACATTTACATTAAAACCGCTATATATATTATTTAACTTTTGATTTAAAACATTTTTAAAATTTGTTTTACTTTTTTTATATAAATTTAACCAATAACTTTGATTAGTTGAGAGATTTTCATTATAAGAAGACATAATTAAACCTGTTTTAGAATTGATTGGAATAACAAATCGTAATTCTTCATTAGTAGATATTTTAGGTAAATTTTTAAACCAAGCTTCTTTATTTTTTGTATCATAAACTTCAAAAATTCTCATTTTTGCAATTTCATTTATAGTATTTAAATCATTTTTATATGGTGAAAGAATATCAAATTTAATTAAATCTTTTCTAGGTAAAGCACAAATAACAAATTTACTTTGTATTGTATGTTTTTTATTAGAATTTTTATTTAAATATTCAATATTATAACAATTTCTCTCAACATTCCATAATATTTTTTTAACATTTTGATTTTTTTTAAAAATATAATTTTTATTTGTTTTAATTTTGTCTAACATATTATCAATCATAGTATGTAATCCATTTTTTAAAACAAAGAATTTGCTATATTTATTATAATCATGTTTAAAATAAAAAATGGCATCATCAGCATTAAAATATTTTAATTTACATTTATATTCAAAAGAATTCTCTATTTTTTTGCAAGTTTCTTTCGAAAAAAATTTAGAAAATAATTCATTTAAATTTAATTTTTTTAGAAATACATGTGATAAATTATTTATTTCACTACTATTGAAAAATTTGTATAGTAAATCTACCATTTTTTTTTTGAGAGAAGATTTATTTGTAACAGTATTGGTTTTTTTATCATATTCAATATAATTTTCTGTATTTGTAATAGGTATTATTTCATCTTTTAATTTTAGTTCATTTAATAAATTCATTATTTTTTTATGATGAAATCCTAATCTTCCAGCACCTAAATCCATTTTATATGTAATTGAATCTATTTTTTTAAAATATGTATAAATTCTACCACCAAATCTATTATCTTTTTCTAATAATAATACTTTTAAATTTGGATGATTTTTTTTTAAATTGTACATTGTATATATTCCACCAATTCCTCCACCAATAATTATAATATCATAATTTTTCATTATGTATATATTATTTATAGATATATTAATAAATAATATATTAATGAAATTAATATTTATTATGTTTTCTATAATCTTTCATACCATCTTCATATAAACTTACATTTACAAAACCTTTTTTCATTAATTCTTCAGCCCCTTTTTTGGAAGCATCACATTTATTATGAGCACAATAACAAATAATAGGTATTTCATATAATTTTAATTTATTATTTAAAAGTTTTTTTAGTTTTGGATAATGCAAATTAATTATTGAATTAAACCATTCATTTAAATCTTTTACTGACATTTTTTTTATAGTATTTACAGGTAAACTATAAGTATCTTTTATATGATCTTTTGCATAATATTCACTTGGTAATACATTTAAAATTATATTTGTTTTAGAATTTAATTTTTTTATTAATTCTTTATAATTATAATTATTATGAACTAATTTTGTAAAAATATGAAATAACCAATTAGTTTTTGTATTATTTGAGATAACAAAATGAATATGTTTAAAAAAAGTTGTGTATTTTTTTTCATTTTTCACTATTGTTTTATAATTTTGAGGAACTATAAATTTTATTTTGGCAAATCCTTCTTTATCTATTGTAGCAATACCACTATTACTAAAATTACCATATGCTTTTCGTGCTCCATTTATTATTAAACTTTGGCTTGGTTTAGCAGCCCAATATAAAATTTTTCTATCACTAAATTTTTTGCCTACATTTAATTTAATAACTTTATTGTAGTTTTTAGGGTATTTATTTGAAAAACTTTTTGATTTTTTTTTAACAAATTCTTGTACATAGTCAATTTTATCAAGCCACTTAGGTTTTTTATCGTGCTTAGATTTAATTGTTTTATTAAAATTAAATTTTAAACAACTGGCACACAATTTCTTTGTTTTATTTACCATTATATATTTGTTAAGAAAATAAATATGTAATGGTAAAAAAAGAAAAACACGCGGTCGTAAATAAACTGTGAGTTTAGCGTAATTATATATTTATTTTCTTAACAAATATATAATGGCAACTAGAAAAATAAAGAAAAAATTAAGAAAATCAGGTTCTAAATCAAAAAATTCAGCAGTAAAAAAAATACAATCAGCTTATCGTAATAAACAAACAAGAAAGAAAAGTAAAGCAGCAACTAAATTGCAAAAAACTTTTCGTGAAAGTATTTCAAGAAAAGAATGTGCTATATGTTTAGAGCGTGGTGCTGACTTTAAGACAAAATGTAAACATTATTTTCATAAAGAGTGTTTAAAAAAATGGTGTAAAAATAAAGGTGTGAATTGTCTTTGTCCCCTTTGTCGTAAAAAAATAGAGGACGAAGAAGTAATAGGAAAAGTTAGAACTTTAAAAGAAATCCAAGAAGAAGAAGGAGAAGAAGCAATATTTGAAAATAATACAGCTTCATTCCTTGATTTTTTAAGACGTGAGGGAAATCAGCTCGAAGTAGAAGAGGCACAGGAAGCACTAGCGCGAATGATTAGACCACAAAGAAATATTGGTGGTAAAAAAGAGCGTAAGGGTCCAAGTGATAGTGCTACTAAATTTTCAGTAGGAACAAAGAAGAGGGGTAATGATGGTAATATGTGGATAATAATAAAAGTTGCGAATGGAAGTAAAAGATGGAAGAAGGTGGATAAAACAAAAAAGTTGGTAGATGAAGATACGGTTTGGGGTAAAAATAAAAAGTTGGAGAATTTTTGGAGAAAGTTAGCATTAGGAGAACAAGTAGTAGTAGTTTATGGTGATGATAAAAAAAGATTAAATATGCCAAAAACACGGGATGCGAGAAAAAATAAATACAAAGAATTAGAAGATGATAAGAATGTAAAAGCGATTATAACATCGGCAATGTCGAGTGATACTTATGAAAGCTTATATAAAAAAGTGAAAAATAAAACACCAGAAGAAATAATAAAAAATTATAAAAAATATTTAACAAATTTTGGTAAAGGTGATAAAACTTGGTATCTTTGAGAAAGATTTAGTCGCAAATAGACTGCGAATTTTGCCAAGCAATATGTTTTTTTGTTTTTAAATGGCGGGCGGTAACTCCCTTTGTATGTGTCGCCCCACAACCA